GCCGTAGTCCTCGGCCCACTGCTGGAACAGCGCCTTGTTGGTCTGCTCGACGTCGCGGCTGTCGATCCAGCGCCGGTGGTAGCGGGTGCGGAACCGCCCTTCCATGTTCTGGTAGAAGCGCCCGGTGTTTCGGGTCGGGTTCCCGAAGTCGAACGTCATGGGCTCGCCGTCGGTCAGGCCGCCCTCACGCACCTCGAAGATCTTGTCCGGGATGCCCGACGCCTCGTCGAATACATAGAACGGCGTCGAGTTCGCCGCGTGCAGACCGGCGAACGCTTCCGAGTTCTCTTCGCGGCTGGTCTGGGCGTCGCAGCGCCACTGCTCGCGGTAGTCCTTGTGATAGTAGTTCATAGACCCGGCGCCGGCGTTCAGCTGCCACCAGTGCCGGGTGATGCCGAGGTGATGCCACTTGGCCATCTCGGCCCACGTCTTGGTGCGGAGCTGCTCACCCGTGTTCGCCGTGACGACGCCCTTGGCGAACGGCCGCGTGTCCATGATCCAGCGGATTAGCCACGCGACGATGGCTGATTTTCCGATGCCGTGTCCTGACGACGTGCTGTACTGCAGCGGCGCGACGGCATTGACCCCGTCGAAGCCGCGCTTCGCCACCTCGCGGCCGACATCCTCGAGGAACTCGCGCTGCCAGTCCTGCGGCCCGGTGCGGCCCTGCAGCTGGCCCTGACCCCACGGGTAGCTGAACAGGACGTGCCCCAGCGGGTCGTCGTAGAACTCCGCGATCTGGAGGACCAGTTCGCGCTGGATGTCCTGCTCGACGCTCACAACTGCGGCCAGAACTGATCCTGCATCACATGACCCCCATGGTGGGAGTATTCGGCGTGACGCGGTAGTCAGCGGGGAACTGGCTGTCGTCTCCGGTCGCGCTCACAGCGTCCACGTGGAAGCCATTGACCGGGGCCATGACCGCAACGGTGTTGCCCTCGCTGTCCGTGGTGGTCTCGCCCGTGGGGGCGTAGAGAGTGCCGTGAGCAACCGCCCAGCTAGACACCTCAGCCCACTCGGTCACATCGAAAGCCGCGAGGGCGGTGGCCTCATCGGGGAAGCAGTAGCATTGCCGGATCATCATCATGCCGTCTCCGCGTTGAGGGTAGCGTCCGCGAACTCCTTCGCGTAGGTGGCGAACTTGGTGATGAAGACGGCGGCTTGGTTCGATCCGCCGCTTTCGCTGGTTTGCCAATCCAAAGTTGCCAAAGCTAACGGAATTGCAACGGAAGTATCCGCCCCACTGTCAGACCCGCCAAGGGACAAAACGCTGTCGTCCAGCTTGTAACGAATAGACGCCTTAAAATAGGCTCCGCTTGTATAAGACATTAACTCTGTGCAAACGTTTGTCCCGCCATTAACGACATACAAGCCAATTTGGTTCCCTGACTCTCTTGCCAATAGCTGTATGCTGTTATTTGACGTTCCATCGTTTATGTCAAAAATGCGATTGAACCCACTACCCCCCATTGTATAATACGCCCGCCCCTCGATGAAGATGGACCCGCCCGCCGCGTCAAAGGCGATGTCCGACAGCGCGCAAGACGCACGGTCGGCAAGACGGGTGACGGCGGTTGTGGTCGTCGGGATATAGGTGGTCGGGAAAGCCCCCGCCTCGAACTGCGCGCCCCAGACCTGAATGTCCTTACCTGATGTGGTGGTCAGTCCAGCGTCCGCATCCACCACATAGTATCTAGCCGAAATGGTCAGCGTTGCGTCGGTCGTGAAGGTGATCCAGCAGCGATAGACCCCGCCGCCGATGTCCTCAATGCCGCTGGTGGCGCTGGTGAAATTGGTGCCCGGTGACTCCACGGTTTCCGCCGTCCCGTTTGCGACATCAAACCACGCCCGCGCCCTGTTGTTGAAGTCCGCGTTGTCCGTGGGGCGAATAACAAGAAACCCCGGATCGGTCGGCCCAACCTTCACAAACACGCTTTGCGTGTAAGTGCCAGCAGCCAAACTGCTAGTGACCTGAATTGCCGCAGCCGAGCCGTTGGCATTTGTTGCGTTTGCCTCACAGTTAAGGAAATACTGGCCGGAAATGGGCGCATCGTCGCCCTGACTGTAATCCGTGCGGATGCCAGCCCAACCCGAGCCGTCCATGTCTCCGGAGTTGGTGAAGCTGTTCGTCCGCGACGGCTCAAACAGCCGCCCGCGCTGGCCGCTGATCCAGTGGTCCGTCCGCGTCAGCAGCGCCGACTGAGTGGCAACCGTGCCGTCCGACTGAACATAGGTCGCCGTCCCGTTCCGGGTGTTCGCGTAGACGGTCGTGAGGGGGACTGTAGTGCTCATTTGATCGTCCTGTTGTTCGTTGTGTCATCGACGAAGAGCGGGGTGTAGGCGACGCCGCTCTCGATCACGGCATAGTCGCTGAGTTCGAGATCGCGATTGTAGGCCACGGTCGCGCTGCTCGCTGCGTCGTCGACGAAGAGCGGGGTGTAGGCGGCACCGCTCTCGATCACGGCATAATCGCTGAGCTCGAGGTCGCGCTTGTAGGCGACACTCCCGCTGCTCGCTGCATCGTCCACGAAAAGGGGGAGGTAGCCAAAGCCACCCTCGATCACGGCATAATCGCTGAGCTCGATGTCGCGCTTGTAGGCCACAGCGCCGCCGAGGGAGGCGTCATCCACGAAGAGAGGGAGGTAACGAACGCCGCCCTCGATCACGGCGTAGCGGAGCAGAATGTCCGCACCGCCGGGGGAACGTCTGCGACGAAGGAGGGCCGCCGGGACGCCCATCAGGCACTCCGCACCAGCAGGTAGACGTCGACGTCGGCGACGCTGGATCCGGCTTCCGGGCGCACTGTGCGGGCAGTGGTGGCAACCTCGGTGATACCTGCCTCGCTGCGGCTCACAGCCTCGCCCAGCGGCGTGGTGATGCTGTGGTAACTAGTACCCTCGATCGCGCCCTTCAGCTCGACAGCGCCGCCGAAAATGCCGACCATCTCGACAGACGCTGCGACGCCAGACAGCCGGTTCAGGTCGAGCGGCTCGCCCGTGTCCGAGGCGGTCAGGCCCTCCCAGTACCAGATCTGGAATCCGGGGCCGCTCTCGCCCTTCTGCAGCGCACGTTCAGCCATGACGAGGACCTCCTAGACGGTTTGCCGGAGGTTGTATCCTAAATCTGGTGCTGACGCTACCCCTGCCTACAGCAGGTCCACCCATCGCCGCTCCGTGGGGTTCCACGCCCTCGGGCCGCCGACGGGCTCGAGGATGGCGACGGTGTAGCCGACGCCCGGGACGTCAGCGATGCCGACGTGCGCCGCCCCCGGCGGCAGCGGTGCCATCTGCGCCTTGAGGGCGTCCCTGTCGGGCATCGAGAGCAGCCTAGGAGGCGTAGGGGTCGTAGTCATGGACCGTCTCCGTCGCCGCTGCAGGATGCCGCCCTGTGCACTCGCTGTGGTCGCCTGCGACGCTGCGGCGGACGCCGCACGCCTTGCAGATCGCCTCGCGCGCCGAGCCCTGCCCGGGCGGCGGCTTGTCGTAGTCGTGGGGCCTCGACACGTAGGCTGTCATTCGTCGTCCTCCGGTGTGATGTCGCGCATCTTGGCGACCTGATCTCGGCGGTAGCTCAGCAGGTCGATCATCTCGCGGTTCATCACCGTCACGTCAACGTTCAGTTTCGCCGGCATGAGCATCCGCACCAGCGAGATGAACGCCGCCGGGTTGTCCTGCGCCTGTTTGGCGAGGTACGCCGCGCCCGGCGACAGGCCCTGCAGCGACACGTCCTCGGCCTGCGCCGCCTCGCCAGCCGCCTTGAGCGCCTCCTCGACCAGCGACTTCACCTCGACGGTGAACTTGTTCTTGACGCCCTTGGGCTTGCCAGCCGGGTTCCCGCTCTGGCCCGGCTTGAACGGCCGCCCCGGGCCGCGTGGTTTCTTGACCTTTTGGACGGCGCCCGTCATTCGCTCAACCTCGCTGGACTTTCCAGTGTAAACATTGATCAGCGATTCCGCAAAGCCCAGAGTGCGATCAGCGCCGCCTCGGCGATGCCGTCGTTCGCCATCACGTCCCAGATCTGGCTCGCTCCGAACTCAAGCCGCGCCCGGTCGAGACTCGCCCGCTTGTCACTCCCGGCCGGGATCCCGATCGCCCGCTTCCACACGACCGGCGTCACCCACCGCACCGGCACGTTCAGCGCGACCGCCCAGCCCTCGACGGCGCCCGTGTGCCTCCCGAAGTTGAAGCCGCTCACGCTGCCCTGACCGGGCCGGGACGACACCTGCTCGATCACGACGGCGCTCGGTACGGCTCCGAGCTCCGGCAGCCACGCGTTCAGCGCGGCGGTGTTCACGACGTCCCGCTTGCCGTGCTTCAGCAGCGGCGTCCGCATCCCGGCAAGCAGGCTGCCGCCGCTGTCGATTGCAGCGAGCCCGCCGGTCTTCCCCGGATCAACCCCGATAATCATTCTCCGCTCTCCCCGTTAGGTGCTTCACGTCTTCCGCTCTGCCGCTCTCTCGTGAGGTGCTTCACGAGAGGTCCCCGGTGCCCTCGGGAACCCCGTGGTGTCAAGCCACGGGGGTTACCCGAAGGGTAAGGGGGATGACACCAAGCCAAGTGCTTGATTTCATTGGCGGAATTGGTGTCATAGTCAAAAGACACTGACACCAGTATGTTGTTGAAATCATTGGTGAATTTGGTGCGCGGTGTCATGACACTGCCCGCACCATGACACCAAACCCGGTCGGTGTCTCTTGCAGCGACACCATCGTCCTCCCCACGATAAGAGGCCCCGCAAGTACCTCCGTGAGGTGCTTCCCAAGCCCTCGATCCGACCGCAACTTGACGCCACGGTCCTGCCGCTCCGGCCACCCGACGGGGGCGGCAGCGTCCAGATGCTGGGCGACTTCCTTGAGCGTGACGCGGTGCTCTCCCTCCGAGCACCAGTCCGGGTGATCGAGCAGGGCGGCGGCCCACGCCTGCGCCACGACGTCGTCGATCTCGGCCACAGAGGTCAGCAGCATCGTCGCAGTGGCACGGGCGTCCGCCTCCTGCACCGGGCGCATCGCGCCGATCCGGCGGCCCCCTACGCGCACCTCCTGCCCGACGATCTCGTACATCACCGAGCCGAGGCCCTCGTTCTCGCGCTCCTTCGCGCTGTCCAGAACGACGTACTTCGGCGCCTTGTGGTTGCGCACCATAGACCGCCAGCGGCGGCGGTTCGCTGGCCCGTTGCCCTTCTCGTGGCACTCGTCCGGCAGCCACGGCATCAGGGTCAGGCCGATGTCGAGCGAGCTGTAGAACACCCCGCTGCCCCGCCAAGCGCCGCTGTCGCCTCTGAGCTGGTCCTCTGGCGCGTTCCTGTCGCCCTTGGGGCTGTGGTGGACGAACAGCACGCACGCCCCTGTGCGGGCGGCGACGGCCTGCAGGGCGGCCATTGCCACGTCCACCTGCGCGGCGGCGTTCTCCTCCTCGATGCCGATCGTCACGATCGGGTCGATCATCACGACCTCGATGCCGCGGTCCTTGATGACGGACACCAGCCGATCAACGGCGGCCTCGATCAGCGCGCCGTCGGATCCGATCAGGGCGAATCTGCCGTGCTCCTTGCCGCGCACCGTGATCAGCATCTCGCCGTCGAGCCGGTTCAGCTTCGCCGCGGCCTTGAGCCGCCGCTTGACGTCCTCCGTCCGCTCCTCGTTCGCGATGTAGAGCGAGCGCACCGGCCGGGACGCCTTGGGCAGGCCGACCTTGTCCGTGTTGCCGGTCGAGAGGGCCGCCATCAGCATGGCGTTGAAGCGGGTCTTGCCTGCGCCGGACTGGCCGGACACCGACACGAGGTTGCCCGCAGGGAGCAGGTCGTCGACGATCCAGTCGACGTCCTTGAGCTCCTCGCGCAGCAGGTCGGTCAGGTCGATGTCGGTGAACTCGTCGGCGACCACCTTCCGCTCGACCACTTCGTTGACGGTCGGCGCCGCCTTGGCCCTGAGCTTCTCGCCCGCCGCTGCGAGCAGGGCGTCGCTGATGGGGGCCCGGTCGTGCGCGCCACGCATCGCCCGGCCCAGCTCGCCCTCCGCCTCGCCGGATCTCCGGTCGTAGCGCCACTCCGTCAGCTGCGCCAGCCGGGCGGCGTCGATCCTGTCGCCGTAGATGTCCGAGAACCAAGCGGCGAA